TATACTTCTGCACAATCGACTGTGTTACCTGCGCCCTCTGCAATGCAGGATCTTGTGCTTGTGGGAACAGACCACGACCAAGTGCTTCAGCACCCATCATAGACAGTCCTCGTGCTTGCTCATACAATGGTGCCCATCCACCACCAACACGACTGGCTTCAGCAGCGGCTCTCTCTTGCATCGCTGCCTGCCTTGCCTGCATTATCTGCTCTGGGCTATAACCGAATAAAGGTTGCTGTGCCATGTCTATTCCTTATTGACCGTAGTAACTGTAACCGCCTGAACCAACAGAGCCACCCATGTTTTGTATGGCAGCCATCTGATCATATGTCATACCGCCACCACCGCCACCAAACAATCCAGGCCTATTTAGTTGACCAAGGACATCTCTGAATGCACCGTATTGTGTTCCTAGCGCCAACTGCTGACCGCCTAAGCGTGTCTGTGCAGCACCTAAGCCACCAGACAAAAGCGCTTGTCCTGCTTGACCACCTGCTGTTCTTGAAGCGGCTCTACCACCCAACTGTGCGCCAATGTCAAGAGGCTGTTGACCGAGTTGCTCAATGGTTTGAGCAAGTCCAAGTTGTGTTTGGAAAGGCCCAAGAGCAGCAGTCTCGTATGCAGGAATTTGACCAAGTAACCCCATACCAGTGCCAAACAAGCCAGTACCAATTTGTAAATCCTCAGCCAATCTTGCACGAGCGAGTTGCTCTGCTTGTTGCTGTGTTGACAATCCTTGCATACCCAATTGTGTACCAAAGCCAATATCTTGTTGCAACTCTTGACGCGCACGCTCACGAGCCTGTGCAGCCAACTGAGCATTCTGCTCTTCCCTGGCCTGAGCCAAGGCAAACAACTCTGGCTGGCCTACACCGCTAATGTTCAAGCCTGCTCTGCCACGCCCAAACACGGATGCGCCTAAGCGCTGTTCCTGTCGCTGGCGTGACGGATCTAGCATCATCTGCGCTTCGTTATAGTAACTCTGTGCAGCGGCAGTAGGATCATAAGCAGTCGGTGTTACCTGCCCTGCTAGGCCATACAAGCGCTGTGCCTGTGCCATTGCCTCTGGCGATGCCTGCCTAGATATATCAGTAGGCAAGAATTGCTGACCAAGGCCAAACAAGCCTGTTGCTGCTTGCCTAACTGGGGCAGTTTCACCAGAAGCAGCTAACGCAGTCTCTAACGCCTCTGGAGTTACCCCTAGTAGGCGCGACTGTAGCGCTACCAGTTGCGGATCTAGTGTGTAGCCAGCACTAGAGAGCCTACCTGCTTCATCAAAGCCAAACTGACTCTGACCAAAGCGAGTGGTGATGCCTACTGGCCTAAAGCGTGCCTCTTCAGCGGCTATACGCGCTGCTTCTAACTGAGCATTCGCCGAGGCTTCAGCGCCCTTTCTTGCCTCTCGCCCACCTAGTATTCCACCAACAAGACCAAGAGCGCCTCCAACTAATCCACCCATTCTAATCTCCTTGTATAAACATGATACTGTTTGTTGTCAGTACCAGTTATTCCCTGCAAAAACTCAAAGTTAATTATAGAAGCAAACTTACCTAATTTTGTATTATCTACTAAAGCAAACAAATCATCGTTGATTAGTCTTTGCAGTGTATTTAAATCTTTTACAAACTGTTTCTTTATTACACTAGACCATTTAAACACATCAGTATGTAGCCAGTATAAGTTATTAAAGTATTCTAAGTATATAATATAGTTTTGATTGTTGACTAATGGTAACTTCACATTAACTAATAATCTCTTTTAACTTATCAACAGATATAGAGTTGTCAATTTGAGTTTGCATAATATGGTATTTTTCACGAATCTTTTGACGCTCTTCTTCTGCTTTTACAGCCTCTGAAGGTATAGTTGCTTTAAGATCCCAAGGAGCAAACTCTGTTAATCGTTTATCACGACGAATAGTATGGGCAATCTCTTTTGCTTTATTTAGATTTACGATAATCATTCTGTCCACTCCCAAGCATTACGAAATGTACGATCTGTTGGTATCTCAGACACATCAACAATACGGTATACCTTTCCAATCGGGACATCTTTTAAAGCTATTTGTTCAATTGTTAAACTACACTCAGCAGCAGGTATAATAATAGATATGTTACCATCGTCATTTTCATATACAATTCTTTTATTCATTTTAAAATCCTTAAGTTAACGAACAACCATAATCGTAGCCACTAACACATCTGTTTTGCTTGGGCCAGCACTTTCTGTTAGTGTAGTAATTTGTACAGAAGATGTTGAAGGATTACTAGTAACTCGTGCTATATTCATGATAACATAATTATTGTCATTTGAGGATGTATCAAACTGCCCAGAACCAGAAATAGCATAATTAACATCAGGCATAGCGGTTGTAAAATTAACTGTGTAATCTCCTGTCCCGTTATCTGTTATGCTTGACACATTTCCGCTACTTCTTATAGACACTGTACTTGTGCCATTGAAATTTACCCAAGCACGACAAGCATAAAGCGGCGCTGATCCTGTAGCATTTAAGGCGTTGGTTATCCTAGCAGACGCCAGGGCACCTGTTGAAATGTTAGCAGCATCAATATTTGTTATTGTGTTAGATGATCCACTAATAGTTTTATTAGTTAATGTTTGCGTATCTGTTGTTCCTACAACTACACCAGACGGGATTGCTTTTTGAGAAGCTGTTCCGTCTATATGACCACTTGCGTTAGATAAAATAAAAGAAGATGCTGCTATTCCCGAAATTGTATTATCATCGACAGATATTGTTTTGTTTGTAAGTGTAACTGTTGCAGATCTTTCAGCGTGTACAAAAGCAGTAGTAGCTAATTGAGTAGTATTAGTACCTGCTGCTGCTGTAGGCGCTGCTGGTGTACCAGTGAATGTTGGCGAAGCAAGGTTAGCTTTACTAGCGATGTCCTGAATAATACGATTAACTACATATGCAGTAGTAGCAATCTGTGTATTGTTAGTAGCAGTAGACGCTGTAGGTGCTAATGGAGTACCTGTTAGCGTAGGACTATCAGCATCAGGCTTAGTTGCAATAGCAGAGGCAATAGCGTTAAACTCTGTATCAATCTCAGTGCCTTTGACTAACTTAGAAGGGTTGCCTGTCAGTAAAGAATCCTTAACAGCGAAGTTTGTAGCCTTTACGTAGTTTGCCACGCCAATCTCCTTAAATTAAAATCTTACCTTGTTTGATTCCAACATCAATTCTTTGAACTGAGAACGGGTTGTTATTTATTTCTGTCTCAATTCCTAATTGGATTATAACACCATTTCCAGAAACATTCAAGAAAAACTTTTCTATTTGTATACCGCCAGAGTATTCTGCTATGTTATACTCAGCGGTGTTATACTCATAAGAAGAGCCACCAGCAAGTATCTTTGTCTCTGATCTGTAGTTCTCAGCGTAGTCAAAGCCGTACTTAACAGCAATCTCAGAGCCAGATCCACCAATAATAACAAAACCAATCTTCTTTAGTATCTTAATAAGACTAGGCTGGTCAAAGTCAAAGTGGTTGGTGTAATACTGTAAGCGATATGTTGCTGCATTATCTAAGTGACCAAAGTATTTACCAATGTAACCTGGTTTACCTATGTATAGTTCTTTGTTATCTGTAACAACAAATGATCTTGGTTCAATGCTATTCCAGATAGTAACCCTGTTAGAACCATCCTGTAATGCTGATCTGGTATCAAAGCAGTAAACAATCTTAGATGTTGGTAATGCTAACAAGTAGAAAGCATCTCTATCGTAGTAAACACCTTTGATAGCAGCGATACTTCCTTCAGAAGCTACGTTAGTTATTAGCTCATCACGAACATTCTTAGACAGATCTCTAAATGGTAGTGACTTCTCTTGAATTACACGTGTTAGACTACGTACACCAGCATCAGACAAGAAGATAAGATCAGTACCAGTAGACACCACAGAATCACGAGCGATACAGCCAACATTAGGAATATACTCTACCAATGTCAACTGTGTAACATCAATAGGATTACCATAAATAGCGATGTTGTTCCTACCAAACACAATTAAGAATCCATTGTGTGCAGCAAGTGCCATAATCTTATCGTTATTAGGGAACACTGCATTCAATGACAGTGACCCACTATCACCACCAGTAAAATCAGAACCGTCTAGCAATCTACTAAAGTATACTGTCTGCCTATCACCAATAAGATCAGCAAGCCATATACGCCCATAAGCAGCTAAGGCACAGTTAGGCTGAAAGTCTGATGTGGTATATCCAGTTGGTAGTGTGCCTATATCACCTAGACGTTGAAAGCCAAAAGAGCCACTATCATGTGCGTGAGGATCAGCACTACCAGACACAGGCAACTCATGATACACCAGCACAGGGTGACTTGATTGTGCAAGGTACACGTGAGGCTCTGCTGCTGCACCATCGCCATAAGGAAGTGCTGCTCCTTGCCAATGGTTAGCAGTAATGGTTACAGATACGTTAGCATTGTTAGCAGCATTACGGATAGTAGCGGTGGTCATCGTTGTAGTACCAGTAAACAACTTATTATTACCAGCACTGAGCATGATGTTACCACCAGCCTTGACCATCTCAAACATAAACTCTACAGGATTAGCACTACCTAAATCAGTGTTGACAGAAGTGTTAACAGGAACCCACCCACGCCTAGCACCAATCCTACCATACCTGTCTATGATACAGTTATTAGCAGTAAGAGCAAAGCCACTAGATAACTGTACGCTACTGTCTTGGGTGTTTAATCCAAGAAAGCCAGGAGCAGCAATACTAGCAGTCTGTATTGGTTTCATTAGTATGCGTTCCAGGTGATTTCATCAGGATAGCGATTAGCCTCAGCAGCGATGTGGTCTGACAACGATTGCAGATAAAGCTGATATGCCTCATTACTGGTCACGCCAGAGTCCTCTCCACGCTCTAGGAGCGCCTTAGAGTAGGCTAGGAATATCACAGGCTCAGCAGGCACTAAGATCGCGTCAGAAGACGCTGTAAGCGCCTCTGTGGGCTTGATGACGTTAAAGTAAATGTTGTATACACCATCAGGAATAGGATACAAATCTACCTGAGTATCGCCATTACTAACACCGTTGAAGTTATAACGATCTGGTGAACCACGCTGTACTGCACCAAGGTTTAAGAACAACTCGTTCATCTTGCTAGTTGTTTCTAACTTCAAGAATGAATCAGATTCTTCATTAACAACATCCAGAACACGAAAGCGCTGACCAATACCAGTAAGGATGTAGTTGAATACTTGGTTAGCCGTGGTTACAGTCAGCGTCTCTGTCAGTGCATTCCAGTTATAAGAATCTTCTACTTGACGCAACGCATCATTAACAAACTTACCGATGAGTTTGCTATAGCGTGTGTCAGTAACAGCAGTAACTTCATCTTCACGGAGACGAACAAGTACATCATTGACTGCTTGTAGATATGTTTTAGTAGCCATTTAACAATCCCATTTTTTAAGTGCTAAAGCCTTCCTTGTAGGCCTGCCTTTAGAGTCTTTCATAGGCCCAGGAACACCGCTCATACGCGCACAGAAAGACTTCCTTCGTTTGGCTGCTGTAGGGGACTTTGATGCCTCTTTAGCAGACACTGGAGGCTTTAGATTAGCGCCTTCAGTACGCTTAAAGTGTTCCCTACCTTTAGCGTTTAAACCGCCTTCAGGGTTCTGATACGCCTTCTTAACCATTATATCTGATCCTTGGTGTTGATTGGCAAACAAACACCTTCAATTAAGTCTACATCCAATTCTTTAGTTGCTTTGTACATAAACTTTTGTGCTGCTGCTGTACACTCTCGTTCGCTGTAGAAGTTTTCATCAGGTTTCCAGAAGGCGCACTGCCCATCAATACAGAAGACTACTACAGCAATCCAGAGTTTCATTTCTTTTTCTTTCTTGCCGTTGATAAGGCAATAGCCACACTTTGCTTGGCAGGATAGCCTTCCTTACGGAGCTTCTTAATGTTCGCAGAAACTGTTTTCTGTGATGAGCCTTTCTTAAGCGGCATATATGTTCCTTTATGTTACTTAAGCAACTTTACTTGATCGTTTACGAACAGTCTTCTTAGCCTCTTTAAATGCTGCTGCTGTAGGCGCTCCTTTAGATCCAACAGCACGCATACGCTCACCAGAACCAGCAGCAATACGCTTACGCTTTGCGTGTATGTTAGCGTATAATCCTGGTTTAGTAGCCACGCTTTGCTTTCTTTTCTTTTGCTTGCTTCACAGGACTCTTATTTTTCATAGAGTATTCTTTGGCTTCTTTCTTGCCTTCCTTAGTGTAAGGAAACTTTTTCTTTCCGACCATAGGCATAATAATACTCCTTATGTATTAAATTGAACTGCTAACTTAGGATCTAACTCTACTGAAACAACAAAGGTAAATGTAGTAAGGTTGTCTTGTATTTCTACTCTTATTTCATCACCTTCTTCTAATACTACATACTTACCATCTCCACCCCACTCAAGTCCTGTGCCAGTATTGAAGGTAGTATTGATTATACCATACTCTGCGTTAGTAGATTTATCATACCAATATACTGTAGCAGATTTGTTGTTAGCACCGATGTTAGTTACATACAACAGTGTCCATAATGCTGTCTGATGCGTAGGAACAGTATAAATAGTTTCCTTGGCAGCAGTGGCTTTAGTTTTGCCTAGGCTAATCTTTCTTGACATTGTTCTTTCCTAGCCAGCCTTGCACAGTAGAGGTCTCGTATATGCGAAAGCAAGTCCACACTATTGTTAGCAGTGCAGCAATGGCTGGCAACACTTCTGCTAGCGTACCCACTACTGTCACTATTGATACTGCATCTCCAGCAGCCTTTGCTGTTTCGTGTTGTATAGCCATTTCTGTCCTATTTTAATTAGGTTGGTGGAACAGGCCACTGCACAGAGGCAGGGAAGCCTTCTTGACTGGTGATGTCCCTCAATGCCTGACGATAGTTTGCCCAGGTGGTGCGATCTACCGGCGCATCTAAGACTTGCGTCCAGTCGCTATCAGCCAGCAATTGATTGCGCTTGGCTCTGACATTCACCGTTGCCTGATCCCCTGGCAATTGCACCACCCGCCATGTCTGCGTCCACTTGCCATCTACCTGTACAGGATTGGTCTGCTCATGGCGCTGCGTCAGCGGGTCAACCTCTGGTGCTGGTACTTCTTGGATAGCATAGACATCATAGGCAGCAAGCGTATCTGCTGAGATATACGCAGGGAAACTTGTGTTGGGATTGTCCTTGCGTAGTTGCCCTATCGTATAAGGGTATTGGATAGAACCATTGGTTACTTTTACATAAAGCATATCTTTCCCTTTCTAGGAAATTGTGAACTCCCATACTATGCGGTTCTCAACACCAACGACAAAAAACTTTGTGCCATCGTCTTTAAACCACAATCCACCCGGAGAACCTTCATAAGAAACAACATTGAAACTTTTGTTTGCATAAGATGCTGTTGAAACATCCCACGGGGTTGATAAGTTGTATTGATAAACAGTATCGTTGGTTGTTCCAATAATATACATTTTTGATCCACTATCGCCCAAGAAAACTGCTTGAGGAGCATTTTCTTGAGAAGTCACACCAAATGATTTACTTGCATAAGAAGCAGTAGACAAGTCCCATGCTGAAGATAATGTATATTGATAGACTGTATCGTTGGTTGTGCCAACAACATAAAGTTTAGTTCCAGCATCTCCAAAAAACATTCCTTGCGGAGTTGCTTCTTGAGTGGTAACGCTAAAACTTACTGAATCATAAGTTGCGGTAGATATGTTCCAAGCGGTAGAAAGACTGTACTGGTAAATGGCAT